TTTTTGTAATTGAGTATCATCTGGTGTAGTTGCCATAATTATCTTCCTTGTCTATTATATTTTTTATAACTTCTTTTCTCTGATTTGTTTAATTTTTTCTTGTGTACACCTGGTCTTTTTCTAGGTTTTGGTCTTGGTACAAAATGTAAAAAATTTACTTTAGCCATTTTTTTTAAACCATGAAGGTAAACCTAAGTGTGGTCTTTTATCAAACATATTATATTTTGCCCCAGGTGTTTTTTTATTATTATAATGTAAAAACACTTGAACACACTCTTTACCTTTAAATTTTTCTCTCCAATGTTCTAATTCACAACCAGAATACACTAACATATCTCCTGGTTTTAAATCTACTTTAATACCTTTTAATCCTTCTTTACCAGATGGCTCTAAATAAATTGGCCAAGCATCACCACCTAAATTCATAGTTGTAGATATTTCACAACTAAATCTATCTTTATGTCTTTTAAGTATATCACCTTTCTTATATATTCTTGCATAAGTATATGCAGGATATAACTTAAGGCCTGTTGCTTTTTCCATAGCTGGATGACATTTTAATAATAATGTCTCCATTGCCATATTTGAATATTGTGAATAGGTATTTGGAATTTGTTCATTTTCACCTTCATAATATCCAATTAAAGTTTCATATGGTGATATGTATCTTGTTTGTATACAAGTATCATACACTTGTTTTTGCATAGCAAAATAGTTTGCAATAAACGCAGCTAAATCTTTTGATATGGCTTGTCTTATTATTGTATATTTATTTTTCTTAAAGGACATCTTTAGCCATCTCCTTTGGTACAGCCTGGATGTTCCAATGTATAAATCTAAATGGTTCTATACCATGGTCTACAGCATATTCATGTTCCATATATCCAGGAAATATAATTAAGGTTCCTGGTTTAGGTTTAAAGTGTACTAACTCTGTACCATGAAATATACCATTACCTGGTTTCATTTTTAATTTAGTAGCACGAGCACCTGTCCGTGGTTCATGGAAAACGGGATAAGAAGTTTTATCTGAACATTTTAAAAAATAAAAACCTGATACATGTTGATTCCAATGTATATGTGCTGAATGATGACCACCACCATTTTTAGCAAACTCTTGTACCCACATTTCAGAAAACATAGTTTGATATTGTTGCATATCAAAACCTTGCCAATCTAAAAATTCCCAAGACTTTTGGCCTATATAATTTCTAAAATCTAAAAAATTATTATCTGCAGTTAAAGGTGTAGAGTGATAGCTTCTTCCAAAGTCACCCCATTTTTTAATATAATCCTTTTCTCTTTTCTTAGCATCTTTAATATATTTATTAGACGCTTTGTTTAATGACTTTATAAATTCAGGTTTTTCCTCAATCCATATTGGTGTTTTAAAATACTCTAGTATTTGCATTTATTTAAATGGCCTCCCTAAGTTCCATATTACTAATGAGTATCGTGTGCCTGATGTTACTGGTTTGACTCTATGCCAAACAAACGAGGGGAATATTATTATTGATCCTTTAGGTAATATTTCTTTGCATTGTATTCTATGCTTAGATTCATCTCTCATATGAGGATCATAATTTCTAAAATCAAATTCTAATTCACCACCAGTATATTCTGAACCATCTGTTAGTTGGCAAGTTACTGATAGTTTTCTAATACGACCATGCTCTGGATGATTAGGATCTTTTCTATCATAAGGTTTATCCCAAGAATCACAATGCCAATCATAATACTGATTTAATTTATATTTTGTAAATTGGCAAGACTCAGATCTTTCCCAATCAAAATTCCAACCTGCAGCTTTATTAGCTTGATGAATATATGGATGTATTTCTTTATATATCCAAGTATCATTTAACCATACTAGATCAGAATTTCTTTTTCTTTTTAAATCTAATATTTCTTTTTTTGATAATTCTCTATCACCATAACCACCTGTTCTAGCCATAGTTTCTTTTTGTGATAAACCATATTGTATAATATCATCACAAAATTTAGGTGTTAATGCAGATTTAAAATACCAATAATAATTAGATATATTCATATGTTATTGTTTGAATAAAATTCAAACTATCCCTTTGAGTATTTTTTATATAATACATACACGTTGAGGGAAACATAATAAACATATTATCTTTTAATTGTAAATCCCAAGATCTACCTTTTCTTCTATTATCATCATAGAAGATTCGCACCATACAATTATTAGTTTTAACACCATAAAGTAAAGTGTAGTCTGGTGAATTTCTTAAATCTACTGGATCAATATTTAATAATGGTTCTGTTTGTTGATTGGGTTTATACATATCACCCCAAGTTCTTTTATTTACTAATTGAAAACCATATTCTAAATTTATATGCTCACGCAAATAAGTATTTAGCATGTCCCAAGTTCTTGAAAATGGAAACTCTGAATCTGTAAATGTTGATTGTAAAATATCTCCACTTAGTTTATCACGGTCTATTTCAAAATTTTTTGGCATAGCAATGTCACCGTAATACAACGCTATTTCCGACAATGTATTTTTATTCATATACCTATTTATTATACACTCCTAATATAAAAAGTCAATGTTTTTGAGAGGTATATTTATATCTATGCTAAAGAATTTGTCAATGTCCAACCAGCTGTATTATCTGCTTGATAAGCATCCTCATCCCAAGTGTAAGACCATCTATGAGTGCCTGCTTCATTTTGTGAAGTTTGTTCTTCAGTCAATGCTGGAGCATCACCTAAAGGTGATTTCCAAGATGCAGATAACGTATGCTTAACCCAACTTGCATAAGGTTTTTTAGGCCAGAAGATATTATTATCTTCATCCCAAGTATAACCTATACCTGCATAGTTTCCTCTAAATGGAGTTCCACCATTTTTATGTTGGTTGCCTGATGTATTATATGAAGTTTGGACCCACATTTGTGCAGGCCAATTATTATGCCTTTCCAAATACTGTTGACCAACAGCTTCATCTTCAACACCATCAGCATTAAGCATATCAGAATTATTCAAGGTTAATACTTGAATAACTTTTCCGTTTGCTCCTAGTTTTGCAAAATGTGCCATAATGTTTCTCCTTATATATTAATTTTAAATTTTAGTAAATACATAATTATTATTGATATTTGTATCTAATAATTACAATTCCGCTACCGCCGTTTCCACTGTTTCCAGGAAAACCATATCCTCCACCAGAGCCAGCTCCTTTATTTGTTTCACCTGCTGTAGTAGTACTTCCAGGAGAACTTCCTCCAGTAGTTCCACCGCCTGGTCCTCCTGGTCCTGCACTGACAGGGAAATTTTGACTACCACCGCCACCACCACCACCAGCTCTTGTAACAGATGAACCAGTAATTGATGATGAAACTCCTGAACCACCAGTACCACTTGTTGATGGACTAGCGTTTCCTCCTACACTTCCAGCAGCTCCTCCACCACCAACAGAATAATTTGGACCAGGTAATCCTGATCCACCATTATTACCTTGTGATGGACTAACGGGTGGAGTATTTCCTGCTCCAAAACTAGGATTATAACTTCCCCCACCTCCAGAACCTCCTGGACTTAATGGAGAAGTAGGTGCAGTATTATCTTGTCCTATACCGCCTCCACCACCTGTTGATGTTATTGTTGAAAATACTGAATTTGAACCTCTATTTCCTGGAAGATTAGTAGTTGCTGGAGTATCATTACAACTAACTCCAGATCCACCACCACCTACTGTAATTGGATACCCTGTTGCTGAAACTGGTAAAGCTGAAACACAAGCTCCTAATGGACTAGCTGTATAACAACCACTTGCTGCTCCTGAAGATTCTCTGTAACCTCCAGCACCTCCTCCACCACCATATCTTGTTCCTCCTGACCCTCCTCCAGCAAGAACCAAATAATCAACATTTGCATTTAAAGGCGTTCCTGCACATGAAACTGTAAAAGTCCCTGGTCCTGTAAAAGTATGTATTTTGTAATTACCACAAGTAGTAATTGTACCACCTGTTGCAGTGATAAACTCATTAGCTCTAACATTAGAAGTTGAATCCATTGTGTTTAACCAACCTTGTGTTGAATCTGTATAAACAAAAGTTACTGATTGACCTTCTGTATTTAAAGTTACAGATACATTTACTCCACCAATTTTATCAGATCCATTGGGTGTAACTGTTACATTGTTTGTTTGCCAAGTGGCTGCATAGTCAGCTAATGAAATAATATCTCCTGCTGATCCTGCAGGTAAAGTAACTGTTATTGCACCTGAAGTTGTATTAACAAAATAACCATTTCCTGAAACCGCTGTGAATGAAGCAGTCTTTGCAGTCGTATCCCAGTTTACTGTACCTGTACGACCAAAACCTGTTTGCGTTCCATTATTAACAATTGTTGCACCAGCAGGAATGGTAATAGTGTCACCACTATCTCCTAACTGGACTGTACCACAATTTGTTCTTGGACTAATTTTATTTACTTTTACTTCACTCATAATTTACCTATTGATATCTATACCTTATAATAACAATTCCGCTACCGCCAGATCCACCTCCTCCAACTGGGCTAGGACTTGGTTGGTTTGGAGCTGTTCTTGTACCACCACCTCCACCACCACCAGTATTAGCTGTACCATTACCACCTGTACCCGCAGCAGATGGTCTAGGATAAGTTGGACCTCCGCCACCGTCACCGCCACCACCAGCACCTCCAACTCTCACTGAAGGACTTTGTGTTTGAGGAAAATTTCTTGTTCCTCCTCCACCACCGCCAGCATAAGTTGTTGGTGAACCTGAAATTGAAGTTGTTGCACCATCACCACCCTCGGCTGCAAGATCGGTTCCACCAGCTTCACCAGCACCACCGCCTCCGCCTCCGCCATCATCTGTCGTTGTTCCAGAAGGTGTTGTTGCATTCTCTCCGTTATTACCTTGAGGTGGACTTACAGGAGGAGTATTTCCAGATCCTAAAGCACCTGAAAAATGAGCACCTCCACCACCAGATCCACCTGAATTACCATCTTGAGGAGTAGCTCCTCCGTAGCCACCCCCTGCAGATGTGATAGATGAAAAAATTGAATTTGACCCATTATTACCTGGAGCCGAAGTAGTAGACTCTGCTGCTCCAGAACCCCCACCACCAACAGTTATTGGATAAGGTGATGCTGAAACTGGTAAAGCACTAACACATGCACCTAATGGAGAAGCTGTGTAGCAACCAGAAGCTGCTCCTGATGATTCTCTATAACCACCTGCTCCGCCTCCACCTGCAGCACATGCTGCACCCCCTCCGCCACCACCAGCGACTACTAAATAATCTACTGTTGATGATCCGAAAGGATTACCAACAGAACAAACTGTAAAAGTTCCAGGCCCTGTAAAGGTATGAATTTTGTAATCTCCATCTTCTGTTATTGTTCCGCCTGTTGCTACTATATATTCTGGAGTTGGTTCTTTATCTGATTCGGCTCCAGCATTTACTACTTTCCAACCTTTTGTTGCATCTGCATAAACAAATGTCATTGAAATACCGTTATTTCGAATCACTAAATCAGAAGCTGCTCCTTCTATATTTGATCCGTTTCTTGCTAATGTAATATTATTTGTACCTGAAGTTTGTGCATAATCAGATATCGCTACTATATCTCCAGCACTTGGAGAAGCTGGCAACGTAACTGTTACTGCTCCTGAAGTACTATTAACAAAATAACCATTACCAGATACTGCTGTGAATGATGCTGTTTTAGCTGTTGTATCCCAGTTTACTGTTCCTGTTCTACCGAATCCTGTTTGAGATGCACCTGATGCTAATTCTATTGTTTGACCACAACCACCTAGAGTTACAGTCGTACCACATTTTGCAAGATAAGCGTTTCCACTTGTATCTTGAATTGTGTCTGCTTTATAAACTTCCGCAGTTACTGTATGTGTTGCACCACATTTAGTAATAACGGCTGTCCCGCATTGATCTTTAATATTATCTACTTTTATTTCACTTGCCATAATTATTTATATTTATACCTTATTAATACTATTCCTGAACCTCCTGCTTTACCAGTTCCATTACCACCGCCACCACCACCACCAGTATTAGTAGTACCTGCTACAGCACCATCACAACCACCCCCTACTATTCCTGAACGTCCCCCACCACCAGCTCCAGCTTGTCCTGCACAAGTATTATAATAATAAGCGCCTCCACCACCACCTGCAAAATATCTTGTTGAGCCAACTGGTCCAGGCGTTCCATAACTTGGAGCTGTTGGACCAAATGTATCATCTGGCCAATAATTTCCTGTACCACCATTACCACCAGTATTACTGATTGGACCTGGTCCACCAAAACCGTCTGTTCCTGCAATAGTTGCTCCACCGCCACCACCACCACCAAAATAACAACCAGTTTGAAATCCAGTTCCACCAGCAAAACCTTGAGCTGGACTTGTAGGGGGAGTGTTTCCAGCACCTCCTGGTTGAGCATTAGCAGGTGTTCCTGGACCGTGTCCTCCACCGCCTCCAGATCCACCAGCAACTCCAGGTCCATTATTAGTACTTGATCCACCACCTGTTCCACCACCATTAGACGTAATTGATGAAAAAATTGAATTGTTTCCATTAGCATTACTAGGTCTTCCAGCACCACCGCCACCTACTGTAATTGGATAACCTTGAACTGTTACAGGTAAACCAGCTGTGGTTGGACTTGGATAATTTTGTCTAAAACCACCAGCGCCTCCACCACCAAAACTTCCACCTCCTCCACCAGCAACAACCATATATTCTACTGTTGTTGATCCCAAAGGATTACCTGCAGATGAAACACATAAAGTACCAGGACCTGTAAAAACGTGAGTTTTATAATCTCCATTTGTTAAAACTGTTCCACCTGTTGCTGTTACATATGATGGTATTAATCCAATAGTATCAGAACCAGAACCTGTTGCAATCCAACCTTGAGTTCCATCAACATATACCATTGTAAAATTTTGATTAGTTGTAGAAACTACTCTATCACCAGCATTACCATCTAAATTAGATCCATTTCTTGCTATTGTTAAATTATTTGTTGCAAAAGTTCCTGCATAATCTCTTACAGCCACTATATCTCCAGCAGATGGAGTTGCTGGTAAAGTCATTGTCACAGCTCCACTTGTCGTATTAACAAAATAACCATTCCCACTTACAGCAGTAAAACTTGCAGTCTTTGCTGTAGTGTCCCAATCAACCGTTCCAGTTCTTCCAAAACCAGTTTGCGTTGCTCCACAAGCTAATTGAATAGTATCACCTGATTGACCAATCGTTAATGTTGATCCGCATTGTGATGATATTTGATTAACTTCTATTTTACTCATTAAATAATTACCAATGTTCCTGTTACTGTTTGTGTTCCAGTAATAGTTACTGGTCCTGCTAATACGCCTGAATCTAGAGTTTGGTCTTCAGATAAAGTTGAATTATGTGTTACAACAAAAGTTGTTGCATCCATAACTGGAGAGATAGTTTTCTTCGCTGGTAATGTACAGAATACATTTTTAGTACCTGC